CTTATCTTTAATCTTCTGTTGTTTCTTTTCTTTTGTAATTCTACGAATAAACGCAAAGTAAATAATCTGTGTGAAATACGCAAAAGGGTTCTTAGATTTTTCTGGATCAAAATTATCTATATACTGTAGACTATTCTCAATACCATCAGAAATCATTTCATCCCTATATGTATAGTTGATAAAATTTGGACGATAAGACAAATGATTAGCAATCTTTAGGATACATTCTCCTAAATAATTAGTAACTTGCGGTTTGGGTAAATCAGATTCTTCTGCTTCTTTTAATAATTCTTTTCTCTCTACTATTGCTGCCAAAAATTCTTTATTATTTACATAATGTACTTTCTTCTTATCTGCTGCCATGAGGTTCTCCTTACGAAGGACCTATTAATGTAAGATGGGTCCCACATAATCTGAGAATAAACCTACAATAACTTCCACTGCATCTTCTAAATTATCAAATCTCCAAGATGCATTATGTTTAATTAGTGGATGTTCCGTTAAGTATTCATCATCAGAAACAACTATCAGGGGTTTCCTCAGTCCAATTGCCCAACCAATTTCAATACTAGTACCGTATGATGGACGTCTATCATTTAACTCCTTAGGGAGATAAGCCAAGACTAAATCACACGATTCCGTATCTAACCAGTTCTTCGTAGCAATCGCACGAGGATCCGACCACATCTTTGCAGTAGCACCTGGCTCCGTATAAGTCATTCCTTCCTTTAAAGGTTCACATCTCAAAGGTGAAATACCTATAATACCATGTGGAAGATAACTACAAACATAATTTCGCCATTCTGTAGCTTCTTCCTTTGTACAACCTGCAATAGGTCCTGCCAAATATATATACTTCTTCATAATTAAATGCCTTTTATTACTAAGACATCTACTATTATATACCAATTGTAGTAACTTGTCAAGGCTTAATTTTACCATTGACAAGACTCTTAAACCATAGTATAATAAGCTCTGTAAGAGCGATTAAATATAAAGATTAATGAAGTTTAGATTTATCACCGGAGAAAGAAATAGCATTAGGGGGTATATCAGATTCATCATCCATTAGAGCCATTAACTTATCCATGTTTCTTTTCATATGTTCAACAGCTTCTACTTCATTAGATGGATTATGTTTTTCTTCTATCTCTAATCTTTTACGAATATGTTTATAATAAACCATTACGTCTGGAGCCAAATCTCCTAAAGACATAATTCTTTCTTTGGGTATTACGAAAGCTGTATCAAGCGTATAGTTCATCCAACGTTGTAATCCCGTATGTTCTACAATACTATTTTCATGTTCTACTACTTGATTTTTCACAACAGACATGGGATATTCTACCACAAAGGCATCAGTATATTCTTCTGCTATTTTACAGATAATATCTTCTCCGTTAATCATTTTAAGAATTTTAAAGGGATTATTAGATTGATTGGCTGTGGTTTTCATTTCTGCCATACTATTATTTATCTCTTTCAATATCTATCTCCTCACACTTCTCACCGTATTGTATTTCTAAAATTTTACAAACTTTATCTGTATGATTTTTAATACTGTGCCACACACCAACAGATATATGTAGATGTTGATGATACTTTAATATTTTTGTTGTAGAAGGTAGATTATCATACCCCTGTCTAACAGTACACTCACCTTCAGATACTAACCAAAACTCAGACCTTTTAAAGTGTCTCTGATAACTCAGTTCTTTACCAGGCATTACCGCTAGTTCCTTTACCTTCGTTGTACCGTCATCTTTCAAGACCTGCCAATATCCCCAATCTCTTTGTACTCTTACTAACTCACTAGATGAATTCTTTTTATCTGTACCACCTACACCAAATGCAAACTCTACTATGGGATCCGGATCTTCAGGCCTAGTACCAATAGGTTGAAAATTTAGTTCAGGAATATTCTGTTCTGTTCTGTCTCCACCATTGCAGAAAATAATTTTCTCTACACGGGGATATACCCATGCACAAACTTGTAATGCTCGACGAGCTGTATCATCATTATCATTAAATGAAAAAACTTTATGTACTTCAGAAATACTTTCTAATAATTCTTTACGTTCTACAAAAGGCATATACACAAAACCTTTCTTACGATACAACCATGCATCACTATTCAGACCTATAGCTACTATCAAACTCATTTGTGCTGCACTCTTTATTAATGCGAGATGTCCTGAATGTAAGGGATCAAACCCTCCAGTTATTAATGCTACAGTACTCAATGTTTTAATTTTATAGGAAGTATTTCATAATCAAACTCCTCTTGATTATAAAGTTCCACCCTCTTTTCAAAATGTTTTAACGTAAAATTACTTCTATTATTATAACACAAATCGTCGCTAATGTCAAATAAATTACATTCAGTTTTATCTTCAGTACGTCGTAATCCCCTCCCTATAGATTGCAACACCTTAATCTGTGATTTATAAGGACTAGCAAATACTATATTGTGCAAACGTTTAATGTTTACTCCAGTAGAAAAAACTCCATAACTAGCTACGATAACACATTTATCATTTTCTTCAGCTACTAATCTAACCTTTTCCCTATCAGCTGTTGGTGTTGCACCATAAATGAGATGAACATTTCTATCTCCACATATTTCTGCAATCAGCAAACATAAAGGTACTAATTGTTTCTCAATGTACTGAGCCAACACTAAAGTATTACCTTCAAGAGTGCTCACTAATTTGGAAATAAATAAATTTCTAGCTGGATGTGTAGAAAGAAACTGCATCTCCTCAGGATAAGTTCTACTTTTACAATGTTCCTTGATGTGTTGTAACACTAAACATTTAATGTGTAATTTTGAAAGATGTTTTTCCTCTACCAACTTAGCTGTAGTAGTAACTTGATTACATTTAGCAAACAACCCTTCCAATACCAATTGATGAATTTCCGTACCATCTAAAGTTCCAGTAGTTCCTATACGATATTTACAGTCATAGAGCTTAGTCATTATACCAGTAAGAGATTTGGCTTTCGCCAAATGACATTCATCTATAAAAACTGCTCCATATTGACTGAAATATTTTTTATCTAATTTATAGATAGATTGCCAAGTAGAGATTACTACATCTTTGGATGTATTTTTATCTGATCCCGCATAAAGTTTGTGACAGTGTTCATCAGGGAACCATCCATAGTCTGCAAAATCAGAATACATCTGTTCGACTAGGCTTGTGGTAGGAACAACTATTAAAACTTTTTTAGGATTTAACTTTTCTACATAATAACGAGTCAGAGCATATATAATAAATGACTTACCGGAACCAGTAGGAGAAAGAATAAGACCTCTATCAGATTCCAATATGTTATGTATCGCATCTATTTGATAATCTCTTGCTCTGAATTTTTTTCTTTCAAGCGAACGGACAAATTTGGTGGTAATTGATTTATCCAAATTTCTTTTAGAAAAATCTGAATCATAAGAAGTAGTGTGTCCCTGGGCTTTGAGAAACTTCTGTACATATGGTAATAGTCCCAAGTAGATTTTACCAGTACCAGGACTAAACAATCTAATTTTTCCATCCCAAAGTTTGTTACGAACCGACGGCATGAATTTTGCATTTGGAACTTCAAAAGTAAAAAATTCCGAGAGCTCTCTTGCAACTGACGGTTCACATTTGATACGGAGATATACTTCATTAAATTTTGTAAAGGTAACGTCCATCACTCACCGTGGATAAACTTCTTCCACTCTATAGTATTACGAATAGTCCAATTACGATTATTGATCTCCCTTAAAATCTTTTCCAAATATGTAACAATTGCATGTATGTAAGCTTCTTTCTGACCTAGTTCTTGTATCTCTTTATCTGCATCCAAATAGATACCAACATCAACCTTCAATATTTTTAAATCAAATGGCTGTTTCTGATACACATCAGGATGTGCCTTACCTGTATAATATTCCCACTTCATCTTATACAAAATTTTATAATCATCTTGTGCTTTCTTTAGCTGTAATGAATATTTTGTATATAATTTTAAATACTTATTATGTAATTGAGGAGTTCTAATGCTCTCCATATCCAATTCTGTATCATCTATTTTCAAATCACGATCTACATCATTTTGCAATTCATTCAAATCCATCTGGTTACTCCATTATAAAGGGGGAGAAAGTAGCCAGTGCTCAATCTACCCTTACCTATATTACTCTAAATATGCTTCCACATAATTGTTGGAAGATAAATTCTCCTTACTCTAGATTGTCTTAACTACTCTCTCAAAAGTATTTATGCAGTTGTGGCTACAGCTTCTGCTGTAAAAAAAGTATAAGCAAATGTAGCTGTACACTCTGCATAAGTAGTATCTGATTCCTGTTGAGAATATTCTATGTTAGTTAAGTTGACAGGAAAACATTCAAAAAATTGAATCTTAGCTACTGGATTATTCTTACTGCTCAATATAAACATCGTGATATCACTATATAAATCCCTATCCGAGAATTTTCCTTCTCCAGCAACTTCAGGATCAGAAGTTTTTCCCACGGGTCGAGTACTCCCATCAGGTCGAATTTGACCTTGAAACTGATCATACCTCTCTGGAAATCCAATATTCAATATCCAATTGTGTAATTCCATATAGTTCTGCAACTTCTCATCTACTAGAAAAGTAAAATAGAACTGATCGTAAGTAATTTTATCTCCTACGATAGGCATATCAATTAAACGTGTGGCCTGGACCCCCTGGCCCAGGGTCACACTTGGAATATTTGCTCGAACTACAAACCATTCTGTCTTAGGAAAGATAGATAAAGTAACCCTAAACTGATTCGATTGAGAATAGTTAAAGATATCTGGTTGTCGAGCTAAAGCGCTCTGTTCACCAGTAACAGGAGTACTAGGTGTAGGTTCTGCAACAGCCATTTAATTAACCGCCGAGATTAGACAGTGGTGGTCCCAATACAGCATCAGTTGCTGACCAACCCAATCCTTGAGCATTAGATACTTTATGATATTCTATACATAAAGTGAAAGTAGCTGATGCATTAGTTATCAATACATCTCCCGTTCTATTTGCCGCCGCAGCATCATTATAGATTGCAGGTTGTCCTGGCATAAAACCATATGTACCACTTGCTCCCTCACATATAAATGCAATTACATTAGATGTAGCATCCCAAATAATATCTAATCCACCTGATGGTGCAGATGACCACCATGAAATTTTTGCAATGTTTACTAATCCTAAATTGGGCGCCGCTTGATGTCCAACTAGTCCAGATACATCTAACAGACTAACTGTGGTGTTTGCATCTGCATTAACAACATATTTTACGTTAGTTCGATATCTAGTATCATAAGTTTGTGTTGATGTTATAGCCATAATTCTTTCTCCTTATTGTGGGGCTGGAGTCTACTCTCCCCCTTTTACAATGACTCCTCTTCGTTACTATTTATATAAACTTTGAGCATAAAAAAAGACCCGACTTATTGTCGGGTCCCAAAAGTGTATCCTTTATAATTGTATTATGGCGGATATTTTTTGTAAATACTTCTTACATCAGGTTAGATACCTGCGCTCTCCTGTAGTACACATTAGAGTTAGCTGTACCAGCTGTGTCCGCACCCGAGAAAGTTGCAGTATTCTCTGCAAACGGATTACGGGACAAGCCATACCGAGTCTTGAAACCAATCTTCGGCTGGAAGCTGTCCTCACCAACCGCACGAACCATCTGCAACGGAACGTATGGGCAATAGAACAAGCCAGCATCGTAAGGGGACGTACCCTTATAACCAACAACATAGTACTGCTGTGCAGTCGCACCAGTCGCATCAGTTACAGACGAAATGTACGGAGCTACCATATTCATGTACGGATCGATGTAAACTTTTAGACGACCATTTAGCACGCCTGCGAAAGTGTTACCAGTAGAATCGACATTCAGGTTATCCTGAAGAGCCGACTGATAATCAAGTAGACCAGCCATCGTCATGGCGGAAGCGACATCAGCAGAACAAATCATGATGTTACCTTTACCACGCCGTGTGTCACGAGCGACCGCATTTGCATCACGCTCCATCGAGAACATTAGGCCTTTAAATTTTTCAACAGACCATCTACCGTTGGAGTCTGTATCCAGATCGAATATACCACGTGTGGTTGTATTCGTCTGAGCACCCATGCGAGCATTCACATAGATTGTACGGACTACTTCACGGTTGATTTCAGCAAGGATCTCAGCCGAGAGGATGTTGGCGAGTTCGGTTTCAGCATCGAGACCGTGGATCGCTTTCAAGTCCTGGGCAAGTTCCATTGTGTATTCAGCTTTGAGGGCTCTGGACCTAGCGGTCACAGT